TCTCTCTTCTATTGGGGGTTCTAGCTTATATAGGCTTATATAGTGTTCGATTATCAAACATTGGGGTGTTCGATTTTCTAACAATGGGGTGTTCGATTATCGAACATTGGGAATCTGGGTTTCACTAAAATCGTGGGTGTTTTTTGTGATTCGTGGTGCGGGATCGTGCGCGGTGTCAAGAACCCGTTTCAACGACTGTTGATTACGATCGTAGCTGCCAGCACCTCGCTTGGGGCGGTGTACGCGCTGGCCCGTGTTGATGGCGGTTTGGTAGCGGGGTTTCTTCAAAATATGGGGCGTGTTGTATGGGGGGTATATACTATTGATACTACCCCGTCGTGGGGGTGGGCCACCCCCCGTGTCGTCCCGCGCGCACGCGATACCGCGTGTGAATCGCGCTCGCGACCAGGCGCGCATGCGGTCAAGATAGCCGCACGCTGTCCGGTCAAGACAACGCATGTCATTGCACGTCAATCACTTGCGTCGCTGGCGTTCGCTTGGCGTTTGTTTCTGGCGCTTGCATCAACGCAATGACCAACGCTGGCGCGATTGTGTTGCGTCCATTGGCTGCGACTTGGCTGGTGTTGTCTTTGTTCCATGACGGGCAGCGCCGCTCAAGTAGATCAATCGCGACTTTCGGCGACTTCGCGACGCCATCACGCGCCGCTTGGACTAGCTCACGCTCGAACTCCGCGCTCGCTCTGCCACATTCCAGCGCAAAAGTAGCATCGCGCTTAATCCACCGCGACAGCGTTTCATGGTCAATTTTCGCGTATTTAGCCGCCGAACTGCGCGACATGCCAAGCCGCAAACAGTCTAGAATTTCCGCGTCAGTCTCGTCGCTTCTCTTTGTTGGTCGCCCCGTTTTCGCCATGTCAGCTACTTTTAACGCATCGTTTCGGCTTGGCAAGCGCTTTGCACGTAAGAAACCACGCCGCCACACGTAATTGATAGCGACGCCGACAACGGCAAAAACAAAAAAAACCATGACATACGAAACAAAGAGAAACGACATGATCGACAATCCGGTCGCCAGTTTTTGGCTAAAAGACGCAATACGGGCGCTTGATAGTCGCGACCCAGTTGACGCATTAAACGACGTGGAAGAGTTGCACCGCATTTTCACGCAGCGATTGCGCGACGTGTCTGCAGAGCATTTGAGATTCCAAAGACTATTGAAAAGTAACCGCAATTGAACAAACAAAACGCATGAAAAAATCATTCATTTACAAGCTCGGCGATCACCGCCGAATCCCGCGTTCCCGCGTTTGGATGGAAGGCAAACGCCTAGCCACGCACGGCTTCGCTGCTGGCCGACGTTACAAGCGCACGATCACCAACGGCACAATCGTGTTGACTGCTGACGATGGCGGCACGCTGGCCGTTTCCGGCTATGAAAACCGGCCCATTATCGACATGTCCGGCGACGCAATCGCTGGCGCATTCGCTGGCCACGCCAAAGTTACGGCGACATACGCTGAAAACGTAATCGTGATCACGGGGGGCGCAGCATGAAAAACACTCGCCCAATGCCGCGCCGTATTTGTCAAATCACAACGAGAGATTTGCAAGGCGCGGTCGATACGTTGAATCGTATTTCATGCAATTGCAACTATTGCGCCACGTCCGGCAAACCGTGCGCCGTTGAATCAAACGGAATCGCCGCGCCAAACGCTTATTTTTTGTCCGGCGCTTACGGTGGATGGCAATTGTGTCAGCAAACGGTAGATGGCGGCGTGCAAAACGTCTTGAGCATGGGCCATCGTCCAAAGCGCGAACTCTACAACTTGATTTGGGCTTACATTAAAGGCGTGCAGCAATTTGTTGAATGCCGCACCGACATAATCAACCGCACCGACATAAAACTATGAAACGCCGCGATTGTATCAAACTTGCCAAGCTCGCGAGCAATAATAACCGCGTGGCGCTCATTGAATCGCTGCGCGGCATTGCCAGCGACGGCGACGCGTGCAAAGTCAATTCATGGGCCTACCATGCCAAGCGCTTAGCCGATTGGCTTGGCGACGATATGGCCGACGCTGCGCCGTTCACTATTTTTGCCCGTGGCAATTCCAAGCTACCATTCTACGCGTTTTCTGCGTTGCCGTTTGTCACATGTCCCGGCATGGGCGCGTGCGCTAAATTCTGCTATTCGCTCCGCGCTTGGCGTTATCCGGCGGCTTTTTTCCGTCAATTGCAGAATTTGCTTTTGATCAAGCAAGCGCCAGACGATAAGCGATTCAATCAAACCAATTTAATCGCCGACGCATTCCGCAAATTGCCCGTAGCAGCCACGCTCCGGCTATACGTAGACGGCGACATCGATTCCGGCGACACGCTGGGCTTTTGGTTCAAGCTACTGCGCGAACGTGGCGACGTGCAAGCGTACGGCTACAGCAAGTCTTGGCACGTGTTTTTGAAGTATCACGCGGACAATGGGCCAGCGTCTTTCCCCAGCAATTACCGGCTCAACTTGTCGAGCGGCTCACGCTATGGCGACGACGTGGCCAAGCGCATGCAATCGCTCCCGTGCGTGCGTGGCGCTTTTGTCGCCGTGCCGTCAACCGTCAAGCAACTGAAAAACGGGAGCAACTGGCGCGAATACGCGGCCAGCGTTCGCCGATCGGCGCTTGCAACTGGACACGGGCGGGTGTTTGTCTGCCCAGGAAAATGCGGCACATGTACCAAGCGCGGCCACGCGTGCGGCTTGGCATCGTTCACGGGCAAAACCATAGCAATCGGGATTCACTAATTAGTACAGTACATTGTAAGAAACTAGAAATTGAAACGTAATAGAAAACGGCGAGAGCCACAAAAACCATGAACATAAAAGACTTCACACTCGGCTACATCGAATGCGCTTTGTGGTCATCCGTTGATGATAACGACGAGCCACTCGACAGCAACCAAGACGGCGCGGACGCACTAGCGCCGGAAACTATCGAACGCATCGAACTAGATTGCGCTGCATTTATTGCCGCCAACAAAAAAGACTTGGCCGAATACGCGGAACGCTGGCCAAATTCACAATATCACTCGGCAAGCGATTGCGCTGGCCACGATTTTTGGCTGACTCGTAACGGTCATGGCGCTGGTTTCTGGGATCGCGGATTTGGTTCGCTTGGCGAACGCTTGACTGATTCAAGCGAGAAATTCGGTGGACTCGACTTGTACGTTGGCGATGACGGCAAACTGTATTTGATAAGCGCGTAAGATTTAGCAATCTGAAACGTAATAGAAAACGGAGACGAAACCATGCCTAGATACACGTTCATTAAATACAAAGACGGCGAGCCAGACGCGGACATGCTGGCCGATACTGCGGGAATTGATTGTGACGTTTGCAAAAACTGTCACGACGGCATTTTTATGGCCGTTGAAAGACGCGGCCCCATGTGGCGTGCGGCTGACGTACTGTTTCACGAAAAAAACAGCGACGCCCCCAAGTACTGGGCGAGTGTCGCGGAAATGGCGGAAGACGGATCGCCGGACGCGTGGCATCCAGAATACGGCGAAGCCAGCGAAATGGACGCCGATATGTACCGATGCGGATTGTGCAACGTGACTATACGTAGCCGCGACAACAGCAAAGCCCATTACACGACATGAGAGACACAATCACCAACTGGCTCCCGTTCGCGCACGTCGATTACGATATTGGATGCGGCGGCACGGAGATTCCCATGCGCTACACGGACGGCAAAACGTATTTGTACGTGTGGAATAAGCGCGAAAAGCGCCACGAATATTACGTGTTTGACGATGACGTGTTCATCGCGGACGCGGCGGCCCCGTGGCTGACAAATCAAACAACATACAAGCTGTAAACCATGAAAATCACATACGAAATAGACTCAATGGATTGGGCTGACAGCAACGGCGAATCGGATCGCGAGAAATGCGTGGACGCGCTGGGCGAATGGTTCGACGGGCTGTCTGACAAAACCAAGCTGGCGATATTCTACGCGCAGCATTACGGCGAACTGACGAGCTATGAACAATTCGATCCCGTCAACGACGGCTGCCCGTGGATTCAGATGGTAGCTGACGCGCAAACGCGGGTGCTGAAACGGCACGCGCCTTGGGTGCTTGGCGAACATGGCCCCCCGTGCGGCTATAACTTGGAACTGTCCACTAAACTAGAAAAACCAGGAACATGAAATACAAAGCAACATACCGAAACTCAAGCGAAGCATACCCAATACAAACTAACTGGTACAGTACAGCAGAAGAGGCGCAGGACAAGTTGATGAAACGCATCGGCGGGTTTCAGTATCTCGGATCAGTTAACGGCGACGGTATTTGGGACGGCGACGACCGCTGCTATGCCGCACCGCGTAACGGCGGCTTGGTTGGGATCGACGAAAAAACAGCGTAAGATTTAGCGAAACCAAACGTAACACACTTGGCGGCTCCGGCCATAGATGGGGCAACAAAAAAACTGATATGAAAAACCAAGATTACGAACATTACGAACAACGTATCAACATGCGCGAACACAATCCGGCGAAATGGGTTGGCTGGTTCTTGTGGCGTCCGTGTAAAAACGCACGGGCTTCGCTGGGTCACATTCACTACGATAGTGATCACCATGATTACGATATGTACATGAAAGAGTACACGCTATGTGGCAGAAAAATACCCAAACACGGCTACCGAGAAGTGGGGCCAATGATGGGGAATGATGGTTACGAAATCCACACGTCGAAAACGTGGGTTGATTCTGATTTCCTGCACGAATACGAGCAATGCCCCAAGTGCGTCGGCATAGCTTTGCAGAACAATTTAATCGATTTAGACAAACTGATATGAAACTCGAAACCAAACTCAAACACACTCCGGCCCCGTGGCACGAAGTCAAACTGGGCGACGTGAATCGGATGTTCATTTACACCGATTGGCACAAGGACGAAGACGGCGCGGACAGACGCGACGAGATCGCGATCATTGACACGGTGCAGAATGCATACCCCTGCTTGCCGGAAGCCACGGCACAAGCCAACGCACGGCTAATCGCAGCCGCGCCGGACTTGCTGGACGCGTTGATGCAAGCGACGATTCTGCTGAAGCACGCACACGATGGTGATCCCGCGTTGGAATCGCAGTACGCGGTGGAAACAGCCGACGCAATGACAGCAGCACTCA